AAAGCACTACGAGCTGGATGTGGTTGCGATGACTATAACGGCTTTGATTGCGGATGTGGTAAAAGAGCTTTTTTGTGTGATGAAGCATTAAAGGAATTGGAAGGTAGCACTTGCCACTAACATCTGCTGATGCTACCTGGCTTATGATGATAATGAAAGATGGCAGTGTGCAGCCATTTTACTGTGAAGAAAAAGTTCAGGTGTGCACACATAAAATGGAAGAATTTGCTCAATAAAATAAAAATAAATACCATGAAAGAATACAGCATACCAATAACCTGGCAATCTTACAGAAGATATCTTGTACAGGCAGAAAACCTGCAGGAAGCAGTGAAGATAGCTTTAAAGCAATTCTTAGCTGAACCTGATGAGCAGTACATAAATGATAGTTTTGAAATAGATAGCATTATTGATGATGAAGTTTCTGATGAAACTTTTGACATTAACCAGATAATACAAGAGCTATGAAAGGGATACTAATACAAATAAACAATGTAGATGGAGAACCTATAGGTCTTTGGCACACAAAGGAGCCGGAGATTATTGAAAATCCTGGGATGCTTGTGGATTGGTTCAGAAGTTATGATGACTCTGATGCTCACGAAAAAGAGGGAATAGATGGATTTCAGGATTTTGTATCTGAAATGGGTTATCAGGTTGAAAGAGTTTTTGTGGAAGAATTAAATTTTTATAAGATATGAAGTACTGTGTAATAGATGTGGAGTCTGATGGACTTCTGGATGAAGCCACTGTCATTTATTGCCTGGTATGGCATGATAGCAATGGTAACAAAGGTGCGCTTACACACTATGATGATATCATTACTTTTTTTTCTGATTTACCATCTGATTGTGCTATTGTAGGACACAACATCATCAAGTATGATATTCCCTTGTGTGAAAAATTGCTACAGATAAAAATCACCAATACTCTTTGGGATACATTAGGTGTAAGCTGGTATCTGTATCCGGAAAAACTCAAACATGGTTTAGAGATTTATGGAGAAGAATTTGGTATTCCTAAGGTGGAAGTTAAGGATTGGAAAGATGCACCATTAGAATTGTATATTCAAAGATGTACCAGGGATGTGGAAATCAATATGATGCTTTGGCAGCAGGAGCTGGCATACTTACAGCAAATCTATTTACCAGGCAATGAAATCAGACTGCTCAATTACCTATCCTTTAAACTGGATTGTGCAAGAGAACAAGAAGAAGTCAAATGGAGAGTGGACTTGGAAAAATGCAGAGCTGTTTTGGATAAGCTGAATGCTGATAAAGAAGAAAGAGTAGCACAGCTCAGAGTAGTGATGCCGGAGAACATTTCCTACAAAGAAGTGAAAAAACCTGCTAAAATGGATAAGAAAGATGGAACTCCATCTTCAGCTGCAGAAAAGTGGAATGCTTTACTGGAAGAACTTCAGTTAAAAGAGCCTGAAAATGGTGTTCTTATGATAGAAGATAAATCAGAGCCTGGTAATCCCACTTCACAAGTACAATTAAAAGAATGGCTAATGTCTTTGGGATGGGTTCCTGCCACTTATAAGCTGGTAAAAAACCCAAAGACACATGCTTTAAAAAATGTACCTCAAATTAACACTTCTGATGGTTTATGTGAAAGTGTAAAACTGCTTGCTGAAAAAGAACCTGCAATTTATGCTTTAGAAGGTTTGTTCATTATCAATCACCGGTTAGGTATCCTGAAAGGATTTCTGGAAAATGCTGATAGCAATGGATTTGTAAAGGCTGAAATAAAAGGCTTTACTAACACTCTTAGATTTCAGCATACCATAGTGGTAAATCTACCTTCAGTTCACAAACCTTATGGTAAAGAAATCAGAGGATGTCTGATAGCTCCTGATGATGACTCTCTTTTGTGTGGCAGTGACATGACTTCATTGGAAGACAGTACCAAACAGCATTATATGTTTAAGTATGATCCTGAGTATGTAAATGAGATGAGAACTCCTGGTTTTGACCCTCATTTGGATATTGCAGTATTGGCAGAAATGCTTACACCGGAACAGGTAGCAGACCATAAAGCAAAGAAAGTGGATTATAGCAAAGTGAGAAAAGATGCCAAGCAAGTAAATTTCTCAGCTGTCTATGGTGCAGGGCCTCCTAAGATAAGTCTGACTACAGGAATGCCATTAGCAAAAGCACAACTTCTGCATAAGATTTATTGGAAAAGAAATTGGTCTGTAAAAAAAGTTGCTAAATCTTGTGCAGTGAAAACTGTCAATGGACAAATGTGGCTTTTTAATCCTGTAAGCCGGTTTTGGTATTCACTAAGATTTGATAAGGATAGATTTTCTACTCTTAATCAAGGTACAGGTGTGTTTTGTTTTGATACTCAGGTGAGAAATGTAAGACAGAAAGGATACAAACTTTGTGGACAATTTCATGATGAAATTATCTTTCCTTTGCATAAAGACAAACAAGAACAGGTGAAAGAAGATTTGCAGCAATGCATTGCAAAAACAAATGAAATTTTAAAACTGAATATTACTTTAGGTATAAGCCTTGATTTTGGTAAAAGCTACAGTGATATCCACTAAAAATAAAAAACATGAGCATAGAAGAATTAATTAAGCCTGGACCACTGGGAATCCAGAGCAGAGCTGATGAAATAGATGCAGTGCTTTCAGAGATGGAAGACATTCCTGATGAGATTGCCAATGCCATTAAGACTGCTGTGCAAAAGGAAGCTTATGCAGATTGGGTGAAATGGGGTAATTGCTGGGGACTGGTTGCAGCTGCAACAGGAGCCGGTAAATCAAAGATTGCCATTGATGCAGCACAAGATGTGGCTTTGGCAAAAAAAGACTGCAAAATCCTGGTCTGTGTGCCTACAGAAAAGCTCAGGGATGAAAACTGGAAAGATGAGTTCAGGAAATGGGGACTTATCAGGCTTTACAACAAGAGTGTGGCAAGAACCTGTCATGTCAGCATGAGCAAAATTAAAAATGAACATTTTGATTTGGTTATTTTTGATGAAGCTCACAATATCACAGAGTTGAACTCTTCTTTTTTCAGACAAAACAAAGTAGAAAGATGTATAGCACTGACCGCTACACCTCCAACAGATCCTACCAAAAAGTTTCTTTTAGGAGAAGCAGGTTTGAAAACAGTGTACACTCTGTCTTTGGATACAGCTGTAAAACTGAGAATGGTAGCTCCTTATGAGATTACTGTCATAGAAACAAGATTGGAAAGCACAAAGAAAACTGTACCAGGTGGAAGTAAAGATAAGCCTTTTCTGAATACAGAAAAGAATCATTATGACTACCTGACTAAGACTATCAATTCTCTGATGTTTAACAATAACAGGAGTCCACAGCAGAATGCAGCTTTGAAGTTTAAAATCCTTAACAGGATGCATTTTATTTATAACCTGGAAAGCAAACTGGAAGCTGCTAAACAAGTGATAGCTAAATTACCTAAAGATGAAAGAACACTTATCTTCTGTGCTAATACTGCACAGGCAGAAAAGCTTTCTGATAATGTTTTTCATTACAAATCAGGTAGTGATGCTTTTGACAAATTTAAAGCTGGACTAATAAGTGAACTTGCTTGTGTACAGTCTGTAAATGAAGGACATAATATCCCTATTAAGGTGGATAATGCTGTTGTTGTACAGCTCAATAGCAATGACAGGAATCTGATACAGAGAATTGGCAGAATACTCAGGTACAAAAAAGGACATGTGGCTAAAGTGATTATCATTCTCTGCATTGATACTGTAGATGAAAACTGGTACATCAAAGCTACAGCAGGACTGGACAGTTCCAAGATAACCAGAATCCGGTTCAGAAAGGAAGAAGAATTAGTAATCTAAAAACAACAGTACAAGATGATTAACGAGAAAATCAGAGACAAGCTCAGAGAGTTCAATGTAAATGAAGATGAAGGGTTGCTTTATCTTTTGGGTGTATTCTACAACCTAAAGACTTCAGGTATTATTCCTGAAGAGACTATTAAGCAGGTAAATTTTTCCAAGATTGTAACCAGGGATTATGAAGGGGAAGTTCCTTCTGTTTTGTGGAATATCCCTTTGTTTGAAGGTCAGGTGTATGATAGCAACTGGCAGTGGGTACTGGAATGGAGAATGCTTTTTATGGAAATCAGAGGAGATGCAGGAGGAGACAGGAAAGGGTGCATTGATAAGATGAAAAAATTCTTCTCTCAGCATCCTGAAGTCAGAAAAGATGAGGTGTTTGATGCAGCCAACATGTATCTGGATGAGTTCCGGTATGGCAGCAAAAGAGAAACCAAATATCTTCAGCAGGCAGATTACTTCATTTCTAAAATTAACAGGGAAGAAGGTACTAACATCAAAAGAAGCAGACTGGAACAGTATGTGGAACTGGTGAGAAACAAGAAAAAAGCTGCTGAAGGCGGAGAAGCAAGCCGGCACATGGGAGGTATGATGTCATGAATTTTGTAACAGCCTTTAAGGATGGGCAATTGGGCAAGAACAAAGGCCCATCCACAGGCATCAAAGAACTGGATCTTGCTATGCTGGGAATACCCAGAAAAAGCATGATTGGAGTGGCAGCAGGACCAAAGGTAGGCAAAAGTACTTTTGTTGATTTTGCTTTTGTGCTTTCTCCTTATTTGCTTACTCCACCTGATGTAGAAATTGAGTGGACATATTTCTCTTATGAAATGGACAGAATCAGTAAGGAATTTAAGTTTGCAGCCTATTTTTTCTTTCATGATTATAAAATTGAAAGCTTCACTTACACCAATGGAAAAAAGTATGAAATCAGTGCCAATTATCTTATGGGAAAAATGGTGGATGAAGTTACTTTAGAGCAAATAAAAGTATCCACAGAGCATGAAAATATGCTGAAAAATATCTATCTTACAAGGATAATTCCACTCTTTGGGGAGTATGATGAAAATGGTGTTCAAATCAAAAAAGGAAGAATAGATTTTATAGAACAAAGAGAGAATCCTACCGGTATCAGAAACTACCTTATCAACTATGCAAAAGCCAATGGGAAGTTTGTTTATCAGGAGTATTATACCACAGATGCCAAAGGACAAAGAGTTAAAAAAGAAAGGGTGATAGGCTACAAATCAGATAAACCTGAGAAGTACCGGCTTATTATCCTGGATACCTTGAGAAAAGTACCTCCGGAAAGAGGTTTTAATAAAAAAGAAACAGTGGATAAAGTTTTGGAGTATCAGGAAGAGCTCAGAAATTTGTGTCATTTTACATTCATCAATATCATACACCTCAACAGGAGTATGTCTGATATAGACAGGCTCAAGTACATGAAGGATTGTTTGTATCCCACAGGAGATGATGTGAAAGACACAGGAAATTTAAGTGAAGCCTGTAACTACCTGTTCACCATGTTCAATGCCAATGATGACAAGTACAATCTTGATAAGCATTTTGGTATGAAACTGATAGGCAACAATAAAGAAGTGCTCTACCCCAACTACAGAAGCCTTCATTTGGTGGAAAGCAGGGAAACCTTCTGTCCAAGGCATATCAGACTGAACATGAATGGCAGTAACAACAATTTTACCAAACTGATTGAAAGAACTTAATTTTTCACTTGTCAAAAACACCGCTAAAAAACATGGCAAAAATCTTGATTTTGGCTCCATCAGGTTTCGGTAAAAGTACCGGAATAGGGCCAAGTGCAGAATTGGGTATTGAAGGGTTAAATCCTGCAGAATCTTACATCATTACAGTGACCTCCAAAGCTTTGCCATTCCGTGGCAGTGAAAAGCTTTTTCCTTCTACAAAGAGCAAGGGAGTTCCTGTAAAGATTGATGATTTAAGGGGTACAAGCCGTTTTATTTCCAATGATCCCAAAAGGATAGCAGAAGTACTCGTACTGCTAAAAACAAATCCGAGAATCAAAACTATTGTCATTGATGACACTAACTACATCATGCAGGACTATTACATGGACAACGCATTGAAGACAGGCTGGGATGCTCCGAAAAAAGTGGGCTATGACATGGGTGTTATCTTTAAGGCTCTGGAGAGTCTTGAAAACAGGAACATCATTGTTATGGGACACTATCAGATGAAGCCTCTGGCAGCAGATGAATCCAGAGTGGAGTACACATTAAAGACCACAGGTAAAATGGTGGATGAGTACCTGACTCCTGGTGGTAAGTTTGACATTTGCCTGATAGGCAAGACTGGTATGGAAACCGGTGAGAACAATGTCAAAAGAGTGGTAAGGTATTATGTGACTAATGATGATGGAGAGACAGCAGGAGCCAAATCAGCTCCGGGAATGTTTCCTCCTACCATAATCAATGACCTTGGCTTGGTTGTCAGAAAAGTCAATGAATACTATCATGGAGAGAGTGTTGCACCACAGCCGGAAACTGCTACAGAACAGGTTGCACCTGTTGCCACTACTGTAGCTGAGCCTGTAATTGTTACAGAGGAAACAGGGCCTTTAGGCTAAAATCCTGTAAAGCAAATTAAAAAATTCTTTTATTATTAAACTCAAAAATCTTTAGAAAATGTCAGCAGACACAACAACAAATGCAACAGATGTTGCAGTACCGGAAAAGAAAGCCATCACTGTAAGCCAGGTGCTTCAGGATTTGAAAGATGGCTTGGACAGAGATGCCATTGGAACAAAATATGGCCTGAAAAAGTTTGAAGTGGCAAAGATGTTTCAACATCCTAAACTGAAAAACAAAAAGACCATCAAACCAAGAGAAGTATCTTTTGAATTGCTGGATGATGTGGAAGCTGCTTCCGCAGATGCCCATGAAGGTGGCCCTTTAGCTGAATCAGCACCAGAAGGTGATGAACAGCAGGCTACCACTACTGCTGAAACAGCAGGAGCTTTTAACTAAGCCATTGAAGTAAACAATCTTTTAAACAAACAAACAAAGTAAAGTATCAATTATGAGTAACTACGGTTATCAGGATGATGAAGTTAAAAGTGCACCTTTTGACTTTGGACTGAATGCAGGTGCAGCCAAACTAAAAAAGTTTGAATACATCACTAATGGTGGTGCAGGAGGAGCTGAAGGAGAGGCAGTGGATATTGTCTTTGATGTCAATGGCAGAGATGTGAGCTGCAGAAAGTTTCCGGTGAAAAAAGTGTACAACAAAGAGGGTGTAGAATTTACATCTGAAAGCACTGAAGAAGCCAAGAAACTGTTCAGAGCAGCTTATGATGAATTTAATGCCTGGATGGTGGCATTGCTGAAATGCTATGTTCCGGCAGAAGCCATTCAAACAGCTCTGACAACTCCTATTAACAGCTTCAAAGATTACATTGGAGTATTAAGAGCTTTGTTTCCACCAAACACCAAAGAGATTTCTCTGGACATCTTTATGGAATATCAGTGGAGCATCACAGGAGAAAACAACAGAACTTTTTTACAGATTCCTAACAAGACCAAGCAGGGTAAATTTATTTGTGCTGCAGTAGCTCCTGCAGGTGGAAGCTGGAAATCTGTTATTGTGGCTGACCCTGATGACAAGGAAAGAAAAGCTTTAAAGTATGTGGATGGTGCCGGCAATGAACACCCTTTCACCAGAACAGGGTGGTACATGAACAGCAAGTATGCCAACATGCAGGAAGAAGGCAAAGAAGAAGTGCAGACAGAAGCTCCGGCAAATGCTATGGGAACTTCTGCTGATGCAGGTCCAACTGATCCAGGTTCAGTCTGGTAAAAGAACAATCATTTTAATTTTAAATGGAAAAGCCTTGCTTAGTGTAAGGCTTTTCTTTAATTTTCTGCTCATGTATGGATACAATGAAGAAGGTTTTCTTACCAAAGAACAGATACTCACTCACTTTGACCAGGCTAAAGTTGTTGAAAAGCTTATTACAGGTCATCCTATAGTTCCTTATGAAAGGGTTCTTTCCAGATTTAAAGCAGATACCACACCTAACTGTTACTTTGAATGGTATAATGGAAAATTGTGGTTCATTGATTTTGCAGACAAACCTACTCACAGGGACATTTTCAATATGATACAGGATGCTTATAAGGTAAGCTACACAGAATCTATTGAAATAATAGGCAGGCATTTTTCAATGAAGGATTTCCCAACTCTGCAACACACTGTTGTAAAGGAATCTTCTGAAATACAATTTAAGTCAAGGGATTTTCAACTCAGAGATAAAGAGTTCTGGTTTCCTTATGGAATAACCAGAGCACAGCTCATAGAAGATAAAGTAGTACCTTTAATATGGTATAAATTCTACTCTTCCAAATCTGAAAGATGGCTTGTTATCAGGCCTGAAGATATAGGATATGTCTATACTGAGTTTGAAGATGGTAAAGTTAAAGTATACAGACCTCATGCTAATAAGAAAGCCAAGTGGCTGTCTAATTGTACTGTAAGAAGTATAGGTGGTTTAAAATCAGCCTCTTTTTCAGGCAGACTACTGTTAATCACAAAGTCTTACAAAGATTGGAGAGTAGTTAAAAATGCAGGTGTGGAACAAAGTGTCTGGTTCCCCAATGAAGGTATGATGCCACCTGCTGAAATGCTGATAGAACTTTGTGCAGGATATGAAAACATCCCTATTCTTTTTGACAATGATGAGACAGGTCTGAGAGCTTCAGAAGAGCTTGCAGATTATATCAATGAACTACTGCAAGAGCAAAAAGCACATCCCATCTACATTCCATTACTTACAGGTTGCAAAGATCCTGCAGAGCTGAGAAAAAAAGATGAAACAAGATTAATTCAATTTTTAAAAGACAACCAATGCGTATTCCGGTAAACATACATGCTTCATGGCAACATCAGCTAACACCTCTTTTCAGTATTCCAAGCATGGTAGAACTCAATACCCAGATACTTCCCAGGTGTCAGTTCTATCCACAGCCTCAAAACATCTTTAATGTGTTCAGGATGCCACTCAATGAAGTCAAGGTAGTAATACTGGGACAAGACCCTTATCCGAGAGCAGGGCAGGCAGTAGGCTATTCTTTTGCAGTGGACAAAACAGTTTCTGTACCAAAATCTCTTAAAGTAATTCAAAATGAATTGCTTAGAGAATATGGAGAAGCAGATGAATTGCAGATTGCAATGAATGACAGAAACTGGAGAACATTGCACCATTGGAGACAGCAGGGGGTGTTTTTATTGAACACATCTTTGACAGTGGAAAAAGACAGGCCGGGAAGTCATATAAGACAGTGGAAACCTTTCACCAATGAAGTCATCAAGCTATTGGCAATACAGCAGCCTGTGTGGATGCTGTGGGGCTCTTATGCTCATGAATATGAACAGTTGATAAGGAATTACACTCCAACTACATCAGAAGCACAGATTTTGAAGGCAGCACATCCAGCTTCAGAGTCTTACCCCGGTAATGCAGGGGGATTTTATGGGTGCAAACATTTTTGGCAGGCAAACAATACCCTGCAATTTCAAGGAAAAAATATTATTAACTGGTAAAATAAAAAAAATGTCAGACGAATTAATTGTAAAAGGTATGAGAAAAGTAACCGCTTTCTCCTCAGGACAAAACAGCAGAAAAGTTGTGGTAGATTCCAAAGCCCAGACATGGGGTGAATTGATGAAAGATTTTGATGCTGCAGGTGTAGTATACAAAAACATGTCAGTAGTTGAAAGAGCTTCCAGAAACAATCTGGTTGTCCCTGATGCCATCCTTCCTGCAGGAGACTTCTTAGTGTATTTGCTGCCGGAAAAAACTGACTCAGGAGTGAATGCTACAGCATGGCCATACAAAGACCTGAGAGGATTTATCCAGTCTGCTATTGTACAAAATGGGGAGGCTGCAAAAGCTCATTTCAATAAAGACAAAAACTACACTCTGAAAAGCACTCCGGAAATGATTAATTTAATCAATTCTTATACAGGTACAGTGGTTTTTACACCAGGAGTGCCTGTAGCAAAAACAGAGAAAGTAAAGAAAGAAAAAACAGTGAAAACTGAAAAGCCTGAAGACAATGGTGTAGGTAAAGTGGTGGATGCAGTGGTACAGGCTAAAAGTACTACAACAGATATCCGCAACAAAGCTGCACAGGCTACTATCCAAACAGAAAGACAGTCTTTGATTTCTGATTTGGAAAAGGTGCTAGGAGCAAAAAATCTTATCAGAAGTATCACTTTTGAAAATGGAACAGAGTTGGAAGATTTGTTAGAGGAAGCAAACACTTCTCTGACTGACCTGGAAGACCACTTTGGTATCCCTGATTCTGTACCATCTGTACCGGCACCAAAAACAGCTGAAGAGCTGCAGAGAGAAGAAGAGGAAAGATTGGAAAGGGAACTGGAAGAAGAGGCAGCAACTATCAGCAATTCTTTGAAAGAAAGAAACAACAATTCCCGAAGAAGATATTAATCAGGTATCATGTTTTTTATTTTTTTAGACAGTGTGCTGTAAAGTACACTGTCTTTTTATTTTTAAATCAACTACCATGACAGGACAAGAATTGTTACAATATAACAGAGACCTCAATCTTCAGGGATTTGCCACAGATCCTGACTGGATTGCAGTGAAAGTACAGGAAGGAGTGCTCTATGAACAATGGGCTAAAATGCTTTCAGAAGTTAAAGAGTGTCTGGAAAGCTGTTTTGGAGATGACTGGGATTTACATATTAAAATCCTGGAAGAAAAAACCAGAACCATTACAAAATATAACTGGATAAATTATCCGTATCAGGAAACTACCGCTGTATGGGATGTGGTATTCTGTCCTATCTTACATTTCAGGGAGTTTACCATCACCAATACTGCAGGACATACCCATGTTATCAGAGATTTGTATGTCAGTATAGATATTACTTTTGATTTTGTAACCAAGAAGTTCAAACTTCAGAATATATGCGGGACAAGAATGACCGTTACCCCTGAAGAGTTTAATTCAGGATATCTTCAAAGTCATTTGGTTTCATCTTATGCTCGGAATTATTTTAACAGGTTTCCTACAGATACCTCTGATAATTTTACTATCTGGAAAACCTTTTGTCTCGGCACAGGAGAGATACTTGATTTGCTTTCCGAACTTGCAAACAATTTTGACTGTGATATATTTCAGTTGTTGTTGTTCCATATTCAAACTATGGTAAAATGGGAATCCACAGAAGGTACTCCTTTTATAGAAATGCGCAAAGTAACAAATAATACAGGCACTTTAAAGACAGTAGATTTTGATACCTGTGAGAAGTATTATGAACAAAAGCTGAAGCCTGCAATGCAAGTCTGGGAGAACAAAAAAGAATTAAAAATAGCATACTCTGAAACTTATAACAAATTTATTATATCAGATGATGCTCAGTTAGAAGATTTTGTGAAATTTTCTGATAACATCAATGATTACAATAACATTTGTGATGTAGCAGAAAGTCTTGCCTGTGTAAAAGACACTTCTAATAATTTCCGTACTTATTTTTCTGCTGCAACAAGGAGAAACCCTAATGTTCCGCAACACTTAAACAACAAACTCGTATTCAGAAAACAACTGGTTCCTTTTGTCTTTTACAGACAAGACAGAAATACAGAAAACTTACAATTTTTCCTACACCCACAAATTAAAAATTATGTCAAAAATAGATTACAAGAAGAGCTCACCGAAAAAGTCTTTAGATACAGTGCAATTGAAAACTGTTATTGAAGTAAAGATGCCGGACAGCTTTAAAGATAAAGTCAAATACCTTTGCAAATCCATTCCCAAAGAAGAGTGGTCAGGTATACTGTTATATCAGCCTGTAGGCACTATAGCAGATGCAGAAAATTTTCATGTCATTCTCAGAGATATCATTCCTTTAGATAAAGGCACACAGGCTTTTACTTCTTATT